CGCCGTGTCATTGGCAGCCACTTTGGCGTACTACAGCCGGTGGGGTCCAGAGAAGACCCTCCCCATGCACGCACTGCTGAACATGTTTATTCTCGTCTCTGGTAAAAAGTTTGTAGATACACAAACATTCGTGACACTTTTCTTGGGTCTTTTTTATTTCATGTTTCGTGAAAAAATTTATAATTAACCCCCAGACGTCGAGGTTCATTGTTTTGATTATACAATGTACATTTACGTTCTAGAATTACAATATGGTAATTATTACGTTGGTAGAACCAGTGATATACAGGGGCGTGTAAAATCACACTTTGATGGTACAGGTTCTTCCTGGACCCAAAAATATAAGCCTGTACGATTAGTTGAAACCATTGAAAATGTCGACGCATATGACGAAGACAAGGTCACACTTAAGTACATGGAATTATATGGAATAGAACATGTGCGAGGTGGTTCATTTTCTAGAATAAATTTAACGCGCGAAGAACAGAAAACATTGACACAAATGCTTCGCGGACATCACGATCGGTGTTTTAGGTGTGGCGAAGTTGGACATTTCGTTGCAGAATGTTCGTCAAATGCGTATGAGTCGTGGACGATTGAAGAAGATGACCGACTTCGTGATGAAATGAGGAGTGGTATGTCCTTGAATGAGATGTGCGAAAAACATGGTAGAACAAAAGGTGCTATTCGGTCGCGAATGAAACGTTTTGAAAATTCCCTCGTTGAACCACTTTTATCAGATGCCGAAGAAGATTCTCCATGTTGGTGTTTGTAATAAAAAAAAATTATAATTAAATAGTAACATGGTACACATCATCGGTGCCGGACCCACTGGCATGGCCTTGGCGTGGGAACTTCGACACGCGGGTCAGGACGTGACCATATACGAACGCAAACCATCCGCCGGGGGGTCGTGGTGGGAACCCGACCTCTCCAAGCGCGACCTCCACGCCCATCGCATTCTCTTCGACAACGCGTGGGTGAATGCGCGTAATCTCATGAAAGAGATGGGCATTCCGTGGACGGACCTTTTCGAGAGACACGCTGACGACGTGTTCCCGTACATGTTTAAAACGTTCAAGTTCAAAGATTACTTGGCACTCCTCACCCTCCCGTTCGTGGCGAGACGGGACCGCACGCTTAAGGACGTTCTCAAGGGTCGCATGTCACCCACAGGGGAAAAGTTCATGGAGCACCTGCCCCTCATCATCGATGGCGTCACGTGGGACGTGATGAGTTCGTACGAAATGTTAGAGAGTTTCAATCACGTCACATTTTCCAGGCAGTGGACGCAAAAGGTTTCGGGAAAAGTCATGGGTGACCGCATGCAGGAAGCGCTCGAAGCCGCGGGCGTGCGTTTCGTGTTCAACAAGGAATTAAAACACCTTGAAATGAGCGACGATGGCTACGTGGCCACGTTCTCCGATGATTCGCGTCTCACGGATGACCTCCTCGTCCTGTGCGTGGACCACAGCCCCGCCATTGAGCTCGTGGGTGATAACTGGGGTCCCGATGCCCAGAGACAACTTAGAGACACGACCTATGGGTGCATCAATATCCTCATGGACTACCCCACGGGTGCCCCCGCACTCAAGGATGACCTCGAAATCGCCGTGAACACGCCGTGGAAGCTTCAACCACGGGTGTTATCCGATGGCAAGACCCTGTCGTGTGTGATATGCAACCTCACGGAGGACATCCTGACGACGAATCCAGAGACTCTTAAAACGGGTGTCCTCGAACAACTGGGCGTGCCCGCGCCCGAGACTGAACCACGCGTTGGATGGGGCTCGACGTGGGATGGCGAGCGTTGGCAATTCCATCAAAGTTCGGGGACGTTGAGTTTAGAGGGACAGCTTCCGTTCTATGGTCGATGTCCTCGCGTGGCCTTGTGTGGCATGATGTCCGAACGGGCGACGCCGTACGCCTCCCTCGAAGCCGCGGTGGAAGTCGCGCGTCGTTTCAGTCACGAAACGTACGGCACGCGCACCCCGCTTCAACCATTTCGTTTGTCTAGTTTTTTGATTTTATTACTTATAGTTTTTGTCGTGTTAATAATTAAAAGGAATGCATAGATTTCGTGGAATCATTCATCAACCCATGTACGAACACAACGATAAAAAGTACCTACGCATTCGTGTCCCCCCTGAAGTGGCCCAATACATCACACACATGGAGGCCATGAATGCCTACAAACTTGCCAAAGATGCCTACCTGTACGAGGATTTTTTCAACGACACGCTCGTTGTGAAAGTGCCTTTCCGGTACCGGCGCGTGACGTGTGCAGTGACAGGGAACAAACCCATACAGGAATTGGTCATGGGTGACGTGGTCCAGGTCGAGATTGAATACACTGGCGCGTGGACCGCGGGAAATTATACCGGACACTCGTGGAAAATTAAAAATATTGACACCTAGTAGTATGGTGTCAAACACGGAAAACAACTTCAACAATTTGAACCTGACTCCTGAGCAAAAGAAAAACTACAGGAACAAGTTCGTAAACGCGCGCACGCAGAATGAGAAGGAGCGAGTGATAAGGAATGCGAAGAGTGCATCACGAAAAAATAACAATATCAATGTCATGCAGCGCGTGCAGGGCATGAACAGGCGTGACATACAAGCTGTCGCCGAGGTCGCGAACAACGCGGCGGGTATCGTCGCCAAACTGATTCGCGGGGGGTACGGCAACGACGCCATGGCTGTGCTCGTGTTCGGCTTGACGCGTCTCGTGGGCAGTGACCGCCTTCTTGGGAATGCGATTCGAAGTCTTCCCTACATGCGCCCGTCCACCTCGGCTCGTGGTCCCGTAAACTACGCGTTTAAGATTGCATTGTTTGAGTTGCAAAAATATTTCACAAAGGTTCAAGTGCCGTATTTAGAAATTCGCGAACGCATGCTGGCGACGTATGGTCCCGCCCGTGCGTCGGCTTTTGGTCGACTCATGGACACTGCAGTCCTAATCCTCACGTTCGTGTACCTCGCGGTGCGCATTGGTCGATTTTCGGATGAACTCATGGACGTCGTGCGCCCCTCGCTCAGTGAACTCTACAAGAGAATTCAAGACAAAAAATTAGTGGCAACGGCTATCGGTGGTGTACTCACGTTTTACGTGCAAATGGCACAGCAACAAATGTTATTAAATAGACAAACTATAGGTTTTCTGCTAGAACTCTTGTCTAGAGAATTCATTAAAAGGAAAAATCCGACGCAAACCCAGGTGAACGCGGCGATTCAAACCATCAGCGATGCCCTTCAAGGCATGCGCATACAGGGTACGGTGGCGCCACAGCGTGCCATCAACTATGTGCGAGAAAATTCACCTCCCCCTAATGCGAGAGTGCCACCACCCATAGTCACCAGTCCAGGTGGGACACGAATTCCGATGGGAAACTTCGAAACCCCACCCGCGTCTCCGCAACGCATTCGCGCCAGGTCAACGAATGGCAACTTCTACTCGTTCACGCGCAATCAATGGAGCCGACTTTCAAACGTGCAAATGGCGACGTCGCCGCGTAACCCCGTGGTGGTCCTGACTCACGATGGAAAAACAAAGTATGCCCTAAAATCTAACCTCCGCACCACTAGATAAAGTCCCTCGAGACTACTGGTCATTAATAAATTAAAGTTATGTCTCTTTAATTTATGAGTGATGTTGACGAGAAGTGGGTACATCGTGAAAGATGGTCCACTCTCTGAAATAAAAAAAGAGTTGACGGTAAGACCCGAGGTCAATGGAGACTTTGGATTTCCCCCTCCACCTTTTAAAGTTTATCGAAAAGCTAAGAATGGAGTGTGCGTTCCAAGATTCTACGGAGTTGATAAGTTTGGAGCTCCCCGAGAGGACCGCCGCCCCGAACCGGTTCGAACGGGAATCACATTCGCGGGAACCCTCCGAGACACCACGCATCAGAACGCCGCACTTGCTGCAGCTCTCAAAGCAGGTCACGGAGTTCTGTCGCTTCCGTGCGGCTATGGCAAGACCACCGTGGCCTTGGCCATAGCGTGTAAACTGGGATACAGAACCATGATTGTCGTGCACAAGCAGTTTCTCGCGGACCAGTGGAAAGAGCGCATACGACAATTCTGTCCAGGGGCGACCATAGGTGTGGTGCAGCAGAACAAAAAAGAGACGGACGCGGACTTTGTCATCGCCATGCTCCAATCCCTGTCGCTCAAGGAATACGATTACACCGACTTTGACACCATAGGCACACTCATCGTCGACGAGGCCCATCACATCTGTGCCAAAGTGTTTTCACAGAGCCTGTTCCGCATGTGTCCTAAACACGTGTTCGGTCTCTCGGCAACCCCGGAGCGAAAGGATGGGCTCACGAAGGTGCTCCATTGGTTCATGGGTCCAACATTTTTCGCCGTCGAGCGTAAAAACCAGGCCCAGGTGGAGGTGTTCCCCGTCAGGTACGACCATGGATTGTTTAAAAACCCCCCACCGTGTACGAGATTTGGTAAAGTGTCCCTCGTGAACATGATCACCGAACTCGTGGAATCTCGCGATAGGAATAGGATGCTAGTAGAGCTCATCAAAAGAGCGTCGGTGGGCACGAGACAACTCCTCGTTCTGAGCGACCGTAGGCAACACTGCGAGATGCTCCACCAGTGTTTTCCCAAAAATTCGGGTCTGTACATGGGGGGCATGAAGGAGAAAGACTTGCAGGAATCCTCGACGAAGAAAATCATCTTCGCGACGTTTTCACAAGCCCACGAGGGGTTAGACATCCCCACGCTCGACACCGTGATTCTCGCCACCCCAAAGTCGGACATACAACAGAGCATCGGACGTATCATGCGAGAGACCAAGGGAAAGAAGAACAATCCGCACATCTACGACATCAGCGACCAGTGGAGCATGTTGACGGCGATGTGGTACAAACGCCTCAAAGTCTACAAAGCCGGGGGATTTAAAATTCATGGCAAGTGCGAAGACGAGCGCCCAGAATTCCCACAGGGAAAATGTTTATTTATAGTATAACGATGTCTGGGGCATTGATTTCTCTCGTGAGTAAGGGTGCACAGGACGTGTACATCTCCAACGACGAGAGTGACGTGTCCTATTTCCGAATGAAGTACACGAGGCACACGAATTTTTCGCAAGCGCCGAAACACATCGCCACCCTCGACGAGAACACGTGGAATTTTAAGATTCCCTCGGATGGGGACATCATCAACGGTCTCTGGGTCGAGGGTCACGTGGCGGCGAACGTGTTTTTTGAATCCACCATCGACCTGTACGTGGGTGGGCAAAAGGTGGACAGCCAGCCGTTTGAGTACCTCTCTGACATATGGACCATTTATTTGGCGGACACGTACACGAAGAGCACGCAGATTAATAATAAAATTTCAGACACCGACACAAACTTTCTTCCGTTCCACTTCTTTTTCTGCGACCACCGCGCGTTCCTCCCGCTCTGTGCCCTGGCCTATCACGAGGTCGAGGTCAAGGTGAACTTCAAGGCGGCAAACTTCACCGCCTATGGACGCACCGCGCCGCAGCGACGGTTGAAAGTGTACGCGAATTACACCTATCTCGACACGAGGGAGAGAGAGGCGATGATTCAGCGACCCATGGACCTGCTCATCACGCAGGTGCAACATTTCAACACATCACTCAGCGCGGTGAATGACAATCGCACCGAAGAGGGGGGGTACAACGTCATCGACCTCTCGGTGTTAAATCACCCAGTGAAGTCTTTATTTTTTGGATTCCAAGCTCTCAGCGAAGACGAGCAGACCGATAGGTTCACTTTCCTCAACGCGGACATCCAGTTGAATGGCCAACCTTTGCTCGAAAAAATGACGCCGACGTATTTTCACACCGTACAAAACTACATGAAGTCCACGTACGGTGCTTCAAGTTTCCAGAATGAAAATTCAAACCCCTACTACACCAGATTCTTCGTCTATCACTTTGGCCTCAACGCTTCAGAGTACTTCCCCAACGGCACGACAAATTTTTCCAGACTAGACTCAGCGAAGCTCATCCTTCGAGGCACGGAGAAAGGGTCGGCGAGACCGAGTGACCAGGACCTGAAAGTGGTTGCGTTGTCCTATCAGGTGCTTCGAATAAGAGATGGAATGGGTGGAATTTTATTCGGTAGTTAAAGTAGAATATGGTGTTCTTAGGGAGTCGAGGTAAATTCGACCAAGTCACCCTCGTTCGCTTGGACCCCCAACGTCCCACAGAGGACAGCACGGGACAGGTCGAGCAGAACATTTTCACGGGTGACTTGGAAGCGTCCAACGTCTTCACGAGTAACATTGGTATTTCAAACTTGTATCCGACGCACAACTTTGACCTGGGTTCAAACCTGTGGATGAATGTAGAAGGACCGACGACACTCAGTGTGAGAAAATTAGCCCTCTTCGAACAGGCGCTCGTGTCGACGCAATTCGGGGTGAACACGACCGCACCGATTTTTCCATTTCAGGTGAACGACACGACGAAGAGAGTTTTCGTGGACAACGCGGGTCAGGACCTTTTCAACGTCGAAGGAAACGTGTCATGTGAGAACATCATCGTCTCTCAGGGCATATCTGCCGAAGGTGACTTGACGCTCACGGGGAACATCGTCGCGACGAAGATTACCATTCAAGAGGGTTTAGAATTTGGCTCAAACATCGTCATCGATGACGTCGGCGACCCAGTGCTTGGTATCATCGGGAACGTCGATACCACGGGGGACATGACCATCGTTGGAAACCTGTACGTGAATGGAAACGTGTACATCACGGATACGTCCATCTATGCGAGACAGGACAACCTGTCGGTGACCAACGCCATTCTTGAAGTGGGTGCTGGTAACGACACGGGCACGTTCGACACCGCGGTGCTTTTCCACCAAGACCCCTCGAATGTGTTCATTGGCTATTTCCCAGGTATCGGTGGCGAAGAATTGAAGATAGGGCGAACCATCACCGGTCCGGCGGACGAAAACATCGTCGTTCTGGAAGATGCCAACGTGGACGTGCGCGTCTATGGGAACGTGTACACATATCACAACATTGGCGCGGCAAACATTAATCCCGTGCACAATCTAGACGTCGGTGCGAACCTCTGGGTGCACGACACCGCCTCGAATGTGCTTCACGTCACGGGCAACGTCTACATGGACCGCGCGACGTTCGGACATGGCTTTAACTTGGGTGCAAACGTGGTGGTGGATGATTCGGCGTCGAACATTTTCCAAGTCAACGGACGCGCGGCGTTCACGACACTTTTTGCGACTGAACGCATAGGCATAGCGAACACGAACCCCTCGCACACGTTGTGCATTGGGTCAAACATTCACATGCATGAAACCGGGGCGAACCTGGCCGTGTTTCACGGCAACGTGGTGAGCCACAACATCATGACGCAGAATAGATTAGGTGTCAGGGTGTACAGCCCTGATGAACCTTTGCACGTCAACGGCGACGTGCGCTTGGGTGGCAAGAGTGGGGTCGACGCGAACTCGGACACCACCATCAAGTCCACGGGAGGCATCGTCGTGCACGCCGACGACTTTGGGTCGGATAACAGCCTCACACTCAAGTCTGGGTCAGTCTCCGCCAACGTGAGTAGCATAGAGGTGTCGTCCGGGGCCACGGATAGGACAAAGCAATATATTAGATTAAAAACTAAAAATACCGACAGGGTCGTCATCAATGAACGCGGCATGGTCGGCATCGCGAACACCTCACCGTCGGCCAATCTCACCATCGGTGGCAGCGTCCAGGTCGTGGGAAGTAACGTGTTCGACGTGGGCGACGTGTGGGGAACGGACAAGACCACGCTCCGCTCGGTGGTGAACCCCTCCCTCGGATTTACAAATTTGCAAAGTCGCGTGCCGTCGGGGAAAGCATTCAACATTCACGTCAGCTCATCGGCAGCCATGGGTAATCCTAAAATGACCATACTCGAAGCTGGAAGCGTCGGTATCGGGACGTCCACGCCACAACCCCGGGGACTGCAAGTCACTGGAAATGTCTTCATCAATAGCCAAGTCACGGCGAGAAATAATTTTTATCACGAAAGTTGTCCACTCACGGTGACGAATTCAATCTTAGCGAACACGCCGGATAGCATGCAACCCGTGATTCAATTGTGCCGCGATTCGACGGCTCTGTCGAGTTACGGGGCTCGCGCCGCCCTCGCGCTTGGTAAACACGTCGTCGAGGGGAGCACGTCAAAAACGCGCATGGACGTGACTTTAGCGAACGACGACTACGCCGTCTCGAACGTCATCATGACCTTTCTCTCGTCCGGGCTCGTGGGCATCGGGACCCACACACCCCAAAGTAAGTTGGAGGTGCGCGCGTCGGGCTCTGCGAACCCACAGACAAATAGTATTCTCGTGTACAACGCAAATGACATCCCCAATCAGGATGCCATCGTGTGCATGGAAGTCAATGACGACACGAGCGACGCCCTCACGAGTTACAAGGTATCCACCGGAGCCACCACTGGGTGGTCGTCTGGTGGTTCATTTTCGGACAATGGAAAGTATAAAATTGCAAATCACGCCGGAGACCTGAACGAGAACACGCGCATGGTCATCGACAGCGTCGGCAATGTGGGCATCAACGTCGACACGCCGTCGTACAAGCTTCAAGTCGATGGTGATGTGGGCATAGGTAATAAACTTGTTTTTAAAGGTGTCACGGCGGGTGCCGATACCAGTGACCAGTCATTCATTCAGGAAAAAGCCTACGGCACCGAAGGTCGCACGGAGTTGGTGTTGTTCAAGACGGACAACGCCGCAGCTTCCACGGGTCCTGACCAAATTCGACACATCGCGGCGAGACATGTGTTTAACGTGTACAATCCAGTCGAGCTTCCTATCAGTAGCACTGACATTGATAATATATTGTCTGATACCGCCGACATTGAAGCCATCAACTATTTTTCGAAACCCGTCATGAGCGTAGAACGCGAGCGTCGCGTGCTCATCAACTCCGTGGAAGACGACCTCGCCGCGGACACGCGTCTGTACGTCGAAGGGAACATTAAAATCATAGACAATCGCTTTTTAGATTTGGGCAAGATGCACGTCCTCACGGAGACATCCTCTGGTAAAAACGTGCTCAAGACGCTCGAACAGAGTGACCTTTCGGTGCGTTTCGGCGAGACTGGGGATTTCGAACGCGTGCGCTTTTCGAACGATGGCACCAACCTCATCAACGCGGGTTCGAGTGCAATCACGCCCACGCATGCGTTGCACGTCCACGACGACACCGAAGACGACGTCACTCTTTTGAACGTGCAGTCACCCGCGGGTGCGAGCGCGTCCAAGTACACCGCCATACAAGTCACCACGGACAGTGGCTACGGCGCGTTCTTGAGAGCACAGAAGGGTGCGTCGAACAGCGTGGTGCTTGGATACTTGAATAACGGCACACAGGTTGACGGACTCTACGTCGGCGAAGACGGTCGCGTGGGTGTCGGCACGTCCAAACCCGCCGCATCGATTCACGTGTACGATAGTAACATCTTAGTGCACAGCAGTACGTCCAATGCTCTCATGGAATTTAAAACATCCGGTGGGACGTCGAACATTTACATGAACTCGCTGGACAACGACATGTACATGTATCCCGCCGGTGGTAACGTGGTCGTGCAGGGTTCACTCACGGTGCAAGATGACATCGCCTTTGGTGGGCGCATCGAATTCGGTGATGCCGTGGGTATTAACATCTCCACGCCTCAGACGACGTTACACGTCAACGGTGGGACCATCATCAACTCGGACCAGGTATCTCGAAAAACGTACAGCTCTACGTTCAGTGTGCTCGACACCGAGGGGAAAAATATCATCCTCACGTTTGGAAATGGAGCGTTTTACGCGAAAATTACCGCCATTCTGAGATATGCGTCGGATGGTCGGTACTTGAGCACGATGGTCTTGGAAGCCCAGGGTGGGCACACCACGAACACGACGACGTCGGATATTGCAATCGCCATAGGTACGAAGAACATCTTCTCGGGAACGAATCCGTATCCTTGGAGTGACGTGGTCACGTTGACCCCGACGACGATTCAGATGACACCCTACAACGTCACACCCCTGGGGGGTCTTGCGCAGACTGCGTATTACTATGACTTTTTCATCGAACTCACAACGTCTAGGGGGGGTCGTCTTCTAAACGTCAAGGCAAACACCGCGACGAAAGCATCGTACACCTATTAAACAACTTTGCCAGGAGGGTTATGTATCCTCGTGGGAGAGTTTATACTTCACATGCCATCTAAAAGTGCCAAAATAACAACTCCGACGATGAAGAAAAGAATGACGTAATTGCATTCCGTTTCCTCCATCATGGGAACACGTTCTGGGACTCGAACTTTAACCTTTTCTTGAGTGGGGCGCGTCACCACACTTTCCTCAATGGGGCACATACTCAATGCCATCATCTTCCTGTGTTATATTACCTAAAGATTTATTTCTGTCTTCTTCTTTCGTCCACGACGCTTCGGTGCGGCTTTTTCCTGGACATCCACCTCCTTGATGTCCTCGTCCTCCTCCTCCTCCGCTGCAGTGACGATGTCCGAGATGTCATCCGCGTCCTCGACGTCTTCCTGAAGCGTTTGCGGTGGTTCGACATTACTGCTCATTGGCGGCGGTGGGGGCATCATGATGTTACCCATGAGGCTGCTGATGTCGATGCCCGGACCTTGCATCTCGTACGCACCATTCGGGGGCGGTTGCGGCGCGTTCCGCGGTATCGCGTTTTGCACGGCGCTCACCATGCTCTGTTGCAAGCCAGGGTTTTGCTTTAAGACATCTTGTAAGTTTGGAATCGCCGCCTTGAACATGCTGTTCGTGAGGTGAAACATCATCGCAGAACCACCCACCATCATCACGAGTTTGAGTTCCGGTGCGACCTGCATCTTCTGTCCGTATTTCACGTGCAACTCCTCGAACACGCCATCGTAGTCGTCCAAGTTTTCCATGATGCTCTCAGACCAGCCGTCGAGTTGAAGTTCGAAGGGGTTGTACTTTTTGTTGGCCCATTCCAAACCCGTGATGGTCGCCATGAGCGCCTTTCGAGAAAACTTGATGCTCTGGTCGACGTCGATGGTGTACGTCACGCGCTTGTACTCGGTGCGCAACTCCTCGATGGGGCTGTACGCGTTGAGACGCTTGTTCACGTTGAACCCCTTACGTTCGAGTCTCGCCAACTTGTTCAGGATGTCCAACTTTTCGGCATCGATGGAGTCGTATCCCTCAGAAGGCTTTTCCTGCTGGTATTGTGGTTCAGGCGGACCCTCGTCGTAGTCGACGTCGTAGTCCACCTCCTCGTCGTCCATGTATTCCTCAGCCCGCGAAGGCGGTGGGCGCGGGGCTGATTGCTTGTTCGGATTCACGAACGCGTCGATTTCTTCCTGGTGGTATTGTTGTTGCACCACGCGCGGGCGACCGGGTCTCGGCACCCGTCGCGGTTGCGGGGTCGAGATTTGAATCTCGTCCATGAGTCGCTGTTCGCTGTCATCGAGTTTCATGACATTAGTTTCACCTCGGTCCAGTACGATTTCTCCGTCCATCTAATGTATTACTTTAAAAGTAATTGAATTCTTTAACGCACTTTATTTTCTCAAGATACAATATAATGTTTAACCTCAACAAGACCAACCGCCGCGCTCTGACGAGCATCGCCATCCTCATCGTCCTCATCTTCATCGTGATGAGCGTGCGCAGTACGTACGAGCCGATGCCCCTGGTCATCAAGGCGAAGAACGAAAAGAATTTGTTCGACCTTCCGTACGATTTGAAGTGCGTCGCGGGCTCTGGTGTGGAGGGCGAGAGCACCTACTCCATGCGCAAGCCGGGTGGTCTGTGCGGCGCCGAAAAGTTGGTGCGCGAACAAGCGGACTACGAAATTATCTAAACGTACATTAATATAAGAGATGGCTCTGGTCACGTCCAACGCGACGATTCCCGACCTCGACTACGAGTATCACACGATCACCTTGGATAGCGTGGGTCAGGACAGCGCCAACACCTTCACCGCGCACTTACAAAACCCACTGCGTAACGTCGTGCAAGTGCGACTCTTGGGCGCGCACATCCACTCTAACGTAGAAACCGAACACGTGTACCTGTCTATCGATGAATTGGACACGCACTTCAACGACCGCGCCGCCATTCCCGGCACGTCGAACGTGCACACAGGACAGGGGAACATCTCGATCGTGCGAAGCGCCTTCGCGAGCATCATCACCGATGGGAATCAACTCATCACGTTTAAAGATGACTACCCCATCGCAGTGCAGTACATCGACCCAATTCGTCGAATCGACAAGTTGACCGTTCGCATTTTAAATCAACTAGGGACCACCATCAAGAATTCATCAACGAGTGATGGTAATAATTTTTTCGTCCTCCGCTTCGTGTGCAGACGACCGAATCTTTAATTTTTCTCAAGGTAAGGTAAAGTACGATGTCCGCGGGCATCACTCAACTCGTGTGCCTGGGCGCTCAAGATGAATGGATCTCGAGCGAACCAGAAATGAGTCATTTTTCGGCAACCTATCAGCGACACACGCCGTTCGCACAATCCGTGGAAAAGCAGTACATTCAGGGAGCCGTTCGTTCGAATTCGTATTCGTCCATCACGCTCGGGAAGAATGGTGACATGTTGGGCTACACCTTTTTCACCGTGGACGATGGCACCCAGACTCTTGAAATTTCCGACTGGACGCAACTCATCAAAAGCGTGGATTTAGTCGTGGGTGGTCAAGTCATCGACTCACAGAGCTCCTTGTTTTCTCAAAACGTCGCACTGGATATGTTGGCAAAAAACACCACCAAGAGTGCGCTCGGCCCAGGTGGTCGCACGTCGTGGTTCTACCCCCTTCGCTTCTTCTTCTGTGAAGCCCTGGAGAGCGCCCTCCCGGTGTGTGCTCTCGGCTACCAAGACGTCGAGCTGCGCATTCGTTGGGGTCCTCTCGCAGGAAACTACACGTGGGAGTGTCACAGTAATTATTATTTCCTGGGTGAACTCGAACGCAAACAAATCGCCGAACAAACAATCAACATGCTCATCTATCAAATTCAAGAAAGCGAGGCGTCGCACGAACTCACACAGGAGTTAACCTTCAATCACCCCGTGAAGTTCATCGCCAGCGCGAACGCCGTGACCGATACCACGCTCACGACGGCGTCGAACCGCATCAAACTCTCCGTCAACGGCGTGGACTTGTCCGCGTTCAAGTGGGCGAGACCACACTTTTTAGACGTCAGTGCGTATTACCACACGCTCTCGGTGACGTCACCCGATGTGTTCATGCACAGCTTCGCGAACAACACGGCGTCGTTGCAACCTACGGGGACCCTGAACTTCTCTCGCGTCTCGTCGTTTAAAATACATTCCGAGAGCCAGACGCTCATCGATAAAATTTATGCATGTTCCTATAACATTTTCACCATACAAAATGGTATCGGTGCTCTTCGATATGCAAATTAAAATACTAGGTAATATCAAATGGTGAAGAACCTTAATACCGTGGAACGCGGCGAGAAAGTTCGCATTGGTAAAATTCAACCGAGTACTCAGGCTGGGAACACCATCATCGTGAACGCTTCGGACACCATAGTACACGCTCCACACGCGGGGATTTTCGTGTCACCCGTGAGATACGACGCGACGTCTACGACCAACGTTTTGGCGTATAACACCGAGACGAATGAAATCGTAAGCACACAGGTTGTGAGCATCGATAAAAGTCTGCAGTACGTGACCGAAACCGGGAACAGCACGACAGAGGTGGTGCAGTTATTAGGCGGTGCCGTGTTTAGCACTCTCACGGGCTTGGGTGGGAATGTGTACGTCGACGACACTGGGACCACGGGCAACGTCTTCTATGCGAAGGGTAACGTGGTCATCGACGGGAACCTCGTCGCCTACGGCGAGACCACGTTCATTTCGTCCAAGAACATTTCAATCACGGACCCAATCATTGAATTGGGTCAGAATAACGTGAACGATGCGTTGTCGTACGACCTCGGTCTGATTTTGAACAGACCCTCGGAAAACGTGGGTGTGGTGTACATGGAAGATAGAGATGAATTCGTGGTGACGTACACGTCCAACACGGCATCCGATAGATTCATCGAAACCTCGGAGAATCTCATCACGATGAACGTCGTGGGTGATGTCTACTCGAACGCATACTTTGGCGATGGACGCACCCTCACGGGCGTGGCACACAAGGCCCATCTCGAAGATAACGTCACGCGCATCGAAATCTTAGAGACCGATGCGGCGTCCAATGCCATTCGAATGTCCAATCTCGAAACGCAAATGTCCTCCAACGGTATTAGAGTTGGGAACTTAGAATTAAATTTAGCATCAAACGCCGTTCGAGTCGGTACACTCGAATACAATCTCCTCAACAATTCGCAGAGGATTTCCACGCTGTACACCTATCACGCATCGAACGTGATTCGCATTCAAAATTTAGAAAGTAATCTCGCAGAGAACGTGTACGTGCGCATCAGCGACCTCGAGAGCAATCTCGCGGATAACAGCAACAGAATCACCACTCTGAGCGCGCGCCTGGCAGACAATAGTTTCAGGATTTCCGTGAACACCGCAAACATCGCAAACTTGCAAGTGACGTCGTCGAACAATTTTGCAAACATCGCGACCCTGCAAGCCGACGCACTCTCAAATAGCATTCGAGTGAGCACGTTGGAGACCGACCTCTTGAGCAACGCCATCATCCTCACCGATGCGGTGTCAAATCTCGCGGCAAATAGCGCGCGCATTTCCGCCCTCGAAGTGCTGCCCGCCCAGTTGGTGGATAACAGCGCACGCATCGCCGCCCTTGAGGTCGACCCCGTGTTCGAAGGCATCATCACAGGGGATGGGGCGAACATATCCAACCTAACCCTGCAATACATTTCTGACATGGGAAACACGACGTCGAACACGCTTCATCTCACCGGGGACGTCGCCATCAAGACGGATGGTTTCGTAGGCGTGAACATCGAACCCCAATATGAGTTGCACGTGGGTGGAGATGTTCAAGTCACTGGAAATATTAATTCGGAATTCGTAACCCTCAATGGCGAATCGAATCGAATCACGGGAAACACCACGATTCAAGGAAATCTCATCGTTCATGGCGCGACGTCCTATTTGTACTCGGAAAACCTGTTCATCCGTGACCCCATCATTGGTTTAGGGAACAATGGCCTCGCCGACACGGGTATCATCATCGCCGTGCAAAATCCCGCCAACGTCGTGTTTGGCTATCACGCGAGTGCGACGGAATTCATCGTCGCCCATAGCACGAGCAGTGTCGACGGCGTGTCCATCACCCCCGACCCCACGAATCCAATCAACTTTCACGTCTACGGCGACCTCGAAGCCAATACAATCACGACCGTGGCCGACGTGGTCGTCGGCGGGAATCTCGAAGTGCGAGGGAACACCACGTTCTTACAAGTAGATAACCTCGCCGTGGACGATGCGGTGATTAAAATTGCCGCGAACAACACATTGACCACTCTCGATTCTGGTGTGGTCATGCAAAGAGCCGAAGCGAACGTCGCGATGGTGTATCGAGGCGACGAGAATGAATTGATGTTCGCGTACACCAATGACGACGCGTCGGGTCTCGATATCACGCCTCTCACGACGCGACAGATGAACGTTCACGTCTACGGCGCACTCTACGCAGATGAGAGCATTAACGTGAACAGCAACACATACATCACTCAAAGTGGTATGGTCTATGCGAACGTGTACTACGGCGACGGTGGTCTGCTTTCGAACATCACACAGACCCTCGAAGGCATCACAGCCATCGGGAACACCACGCCGTACACGATTGAATTCACGAACACGACCGAAGGCATCAACGCGGTCGCGAACATCGTGACCCAGGGATACTATTTTGGAAATGGAGAATTTCTCGGGGGCATCTCAAATGCATACGTCACACATGATATCATTTCATCAAATTTAGAAACTGCGAGGACGTACATCACGTCCAACGCAGACATTCTGAATCAAAACATTGCATCAAATTTGGAAACTGTGAGAACATATGTCACCTCGAATGTGGACATCCTCAATCAAAACATTGCATCAAATCTCTCCACGACCAGAGATTATATTACTTCCAATGTGAACATATTGAATAATAACATTGCATCAAATTTGGAAACTGTGAGAACATACATCACATCCAATGTGGACATCGTCAATCAAAACATTGCCTCAAATTTGGAAACTGTGAGAACATACATCACATCAAATGTAAATATTTTGAATGAAAATATTGCTTCAAACCTCACGACTGCAAAAGTGTACACGAATGACATCGTCGCATCTAACGTGGACATCCTCAATCAAAACATCGCGTCGAATCTGGAAACTACGAGGACCTACATCACATCCAACGTGGACATCCTCAATCAAAACATTGCCTCAAATTTAGAGACCGCGAGGACGTACATCACGTCCAACGTGGACATCTTAAATCAAAACATCGCGTCGAACTTGGAGACCGCGAGGACCTACATCACATCCAACGTGGACATCTTGAATCAAAACATTGCCTCAAACTTGGAGACCGCGAGGACGTACATCACATCCAATGTGGACATCTTGAATCAAAACATCGCGTCGAACTTGGAGACCGCGAGGACGTACATCACGTCCAACGTGGACATCTTGAATCAAAACATTGCGTCGAACCTCGCGACTGCAAAAGTGTACACGAATGACATCGTGGCATCCAATGTGGACATATTGAATCAAAACATCGCCTCAAACTTGGAGACCGCGAGGACGTATATCACATCCAATGTGGACATATTGAATCAAAACATTGCATCGAACCTCACGACTGCAAAAGTGTACACGAATGACATCGTGGCATCCAATGTGGACATCGTGAATCAAAACATTGCGTCGAACCTCACGACTGCAAAAGTGTACACGAATGACATCGTGGCATCCAACGTGGACATCGTGAATCAAAACATCGCGTCGAATCTGGAAACCACGAGGACGTACATCACATCCAACGTGGACATCGTGAATCAAAACATCGCGTCGAACCTGGAAACCACGAGGACGTACATCACGTCCAACGTGGACATCTTGAATCAAAACATTGCCTCAAACTTGGAGACCGCGAGGACGTACATCACATCCAATGTGGACATTCTCAATCAAAACATTGCGTCGAACCTCACGACTGCAAAAGCGTACACGAATGACATCGTGGCATCCAATGTGGACATCTTGAATCAAACCATTGCCTCAAACCTCACGACTGCAAAAGTGTACACGAATGACACCGTGGCATCCAACGTGGACATTCTGAATCAAAACATCGCGTCGAACCTGGAAACCGCGAGGACGTACATCACGTCCAACGTGGACATCTTGAATCAAAACATTGCCTCAAACCTGGAGACCGCGAGGACGTACATCACATCCAATGTGGACATTCTCAATCAAAACATTGCCTCAAACCTCACGACTGCAAAAGTGTACACGAATGACATCGTGGCATCCAACGTGGACGTCCTCAATCAAAACATCGCATCGAATTTGTTAGTGGCGGAACAATACATCGCCTCAAATTTGGAAACCGCGCGAACATACATCACAAGTAACGTACAAATCTTGAATGATTACATCGCACTTAAATCAAACATCGTAGACCCTCTCTTCACATCTAACATTACCGTGTCCTCGAATGTCACCACGAGTGCGCTCGCCGTGACGACGTTAACCGCGGGACGCGTGCCTTACGTGGGTGCGGCGAGTTTCCTCGTCGACCACGACCATCTGACGTTCACACAAGGCGACCCGAGTGTGTTGAGCGTGGGTGGGGACGTCAACGTGTCCGGGAACCTCTTCGTACAGGGAAGCACGACATTTTTACATACGACGAATACCATCATCAATGACGCCTTGGTGGAATTGGCAAATAATAACACGAGTGATACCTTGGACATGGGGTTCATCATGACTCGTCCGACGTCAAACGTGGGTATTGGTTTCAGAGGGGACGAGAGTGAATTCATGATTGGTTACACCCTCAGTGACCCATCGGGGTCGGACCTCACACCGGACTCGGGCAATGACCTCGCCGTGCACGTCTATGGTAGCTTAGACGTGAACACCACGCTCGCGGTGGACACGGATACCCTTTACGTGGATGCGTCTGAAGATAGAGTAGGGGTGAACACGACAACCCCCGGGGTTGCCCTCGACGTGCGCGGGGACGCCAACGTGGCGGCGCTCTCTGTCCACAGCAATGTCGATGTCGCAACTGATGATTTTTTCGTGGACGTGAACACGAGTCGCGTGGGTCTTGGCACTACGCTGCCGAGTTACACTTTGGACGTTCGAGGTGACTCCAATGCAGCTGCGTATTGGGGTGATGGTGGTTTCCTCTCCAACGTCACGCTCCAAAGAGTGACCAACTTAGGGAACACGACGACGCAAGTCGTGTCGCTGTTAAACACGCATACTGCGTTAACAACAGACCTCACGTCGAATGTTGGGATTAAGCTCGACCAGTTGGCCAACGTGGTGTTGACGGACACTGTAATTGAAGACATGCTCGTCTACGATGGCTCGAATTGGACAAATCAAAAACAGAATCACACGTTTCTACAAGCCAAAGCAGAAGTCGCGCTGAGTAAGGGTGACGTGGTCTACGCGACTGGAACGACTGGGAACGACATTTTCAACGTCCAAAAAGCCGATGCCCGTGACCCTAGTAAAATGCCAGCAATCGGTGTGTTGTATCAAGATTTAGCAATAAATGGCCAGGGTCTCGTCGTGACATTTGGTCGCGCCGATGGCATTGAACTGCCAAACTTTATCACAGGTGAGACGGTATACGTGAGTAACACAACACCTGGTGGACTCTCGAACGTTGCCCCTCATGGCGAGACGAACGGTGTCCCTGATCTCATTCAAAACATAGGTATCATAGTCAAATCACACCCGAACAATGGTATCGTGTCCGTGACTGGTGTCGGTCGTACGAATGCGATTCCAAACGCAAACGTTATTACAGAGACCCCTTCGTACGTGTACACCGATGGCAGTGATAATATAAACACTCTACACAAGATTGCGCCGACGAATTTGTTGACAAAACTTCAAACCCTTCAACAAGTGACCGACACCGGTGCCACGACCACGAACGAGGTGAGCTTTACCAATACGGGAACATGGAGTCTCAAGGCATCTGGGAACATCTACGCGGCGTCGAACGTGACCGCCCTTGAGTACTATGGTGATGGTACCAAACTCACTGGGGTGGCCCTCAAGACAGACCTCACGGATAACGCGGCGCGCATCAGCGTTCTCGAAACCGACGTGGCCACACTCACGACGGACCATCAGGATAACGTAGCGCGCATTGGCGTTCTCGAAACCGACGTGGCGACACTCACGACGGACCTCACGGATAACGTGGCACGCATTGGCGTTCTCGAAACCGATGTGGCCACACTCACGACGGACCACGAGGATAACGTGGCACGCATTGGCGTTCTCGAAACCGATGTGGCGACACTCACGACGGACCATCAGGATAACGTGGCGCGCATTGGCATTCTCGAAACCGATGTGGCCACACTCACGACGGACCACGTGGATAATGTGGCACGCATTGGCGTTCTCGAGACCGATGTGTCCACACTCACGACGGACCACGTGGATAATGTGGCACGCATTGGTGTTCTTGAAACCGACGTGGCCACACTCACGACGGACCATCAGGATAACGTGGTACGCATCGGCGTTCTCGAAACCGACGTGACTACACTCACGACGGACCTCACGGATAATGTGGTACGCATCGGCATTCTTGAAACCGACGTGGCCACACTCACGACGGACCACGAGGATAACGTGGTACGCATCAGCGTTCTCGAAACCGACGTGGCGACACTGACGACGGACCATGGGGATAACGTGGCGCGCATTGGCGTTCTCGAAACCGACGTGGCCACACTCACGACGGACCACGTGGATAACGTGGCACGCATTGGCGTTCTCGAAACCGACGTGGCCACACTCACGACGGACCACCAGGATAACGTGGTACGCATTGGCGTTCTCGAAACCGACGTGGCCACACTCACCACGGACCATCAGGATAACGTGGCGCGCATTG